GATAAGGAAGCGGAGGCATACGAACGCCGCAAATTTGAATTGGATAAAGCAGCCGCAATCAGCAACGCCCTGGTAAGCACATACCTGGCAGGAGTCCAGGTACTGGCAGCGACCAAAGGCGGAACCATCGCCAGGTTTATAGCGATGGCAGCGACCATCACCGCTGGATTGGCCCAGGTTAGCACCATCGCATCGCAGAAATTCAGAGGCAGGACAGCAGGAAAAATGAGCGCTACAGCCAGCCTACCAACGCCAGAACCAAGCCAGCCAAACCAGTTGATCAGCAATCCTCAAACTACCAACCTCGGAGGCAATGGCCAGAGCGGAACGATGGGCGCAGGAGGCCAGGGCGGAACGCAGCCAGGCGCCCAGGGAAACGGAACGCAGCCAGTGAGGGCCTACGTAGTAGAGCGCGACATTACCGAAACAGAGCAGCGCGTCAGGCAAATTAGTCAATTTGCAACTTTATCCTAAAAACCACATTTAAAAACATGGAAACAAAGCTGCCAGTTTACGAACTGACCGTGGACGAAGTCGATGAAGGCGTACAATACATAGCGCTGGTGGACATGCCAGCGATAGAGCGATCCTACATGGCATTCTCAAAGAACAGCTTTAAATTTAAGGAAACAGGGGAGCGCCGAGTCCTGACAGGACCGATCATGCTGGCAGACACGCCGATCTACCGAAACGACGAAAAAGGGGAATATTACGTTATTTTTTCAAAAGAAACGCTCCGAAAAATCGTACAAAAATATTTCAAGCAGGGAAACCAGCATAACGTGAACGCCGAGCACAAAGTCGAACTGGATGGCGTCTATTTATTCGAAAGTTACCTAACCGATGCAAGCAGGGGAATCAACCCGCCAAACGGATACGAGGGATGCGCAGATGGGAGCTGGTTCGGATCCTTCAAAGTAGAAAACGACCAGGTCTGGGAAAACAGGGAAGCATTTACAGGATTTAGCGTAGAGGGATTATTTGGAATGGAGCGCCCAGGTAACCAAAGCAAAGCATCCGAAATAGACCTGATAACTAACGAATTAAGAAAAATAAGTCAATCAATTTGCATAAAAGAAACAAAAACCACATTTAAAAGTATGAGCTTCAAAACCGCAATGGCCAACCTCCGCGCAGAGCTGCAGAAGTTCGCCACCACGCTAAAATTAAATTTTGCTGATTACAAACTAAGCGACGGAACCACCGTCCGAGTAGATGGCGACCTGATCCCAGGAACCGCCGTCTTTGTAATTACCGAAACAGGAACGCTACCAGCGCCAGACGGAGAGCACGTCATAGAGGGCGTCGGTAAAATCTACGTACAGGGAGGCGTCATCACGGAAATCGAAGGCGCAGAGCCAGCTGCTGCTGCACCAGCCACACCAGGCGAAGCAGGCGAAGGGCAAACAGATGTAGCTGCAGAGATCGCACCAGACGCAGCCACAATCATCGTGGACAAAGTGAAGGAAGGCTACCCAGAGATAGATCCCGCCGTTATTGAACAAATCGTCCAAAAGCACCTGATCTCGATCATGGAGGAACTGAAAACAGCCTACACCCAGCTAAGCTGGATGAAAGAAAAAATGTCGATGTTTAGTACCCAGGTGGATGAATTGAAGGCGGAAGTAAAACGCATAGGAGAATTACCACAGCAAAAACCGCAAGAATTCAGTACACCGCATGCAGGAATCGCAAACGGACGCAGGGAGCAAACCGCGTCAAACTTCGACGCAGTCGTAAACATTATTAAAAACAATAACACAAAATAAAAAAGCCATGGCATTCAACATCTCCGCACTAACAGCCTACGTAGATCAGCAAAGACTACCACTGATCACAAAGGCAGTTTTTCAAGCTAAATCTGCTTCGCTATTCACAAAGCAAGTAGGGATCAAATCAGCCGCAGAGCTAAATCTGTTTGACACAGACGCAGCGCTCCAAAGGGCAAACACATGCGGATGGAACGTCGCAGACGCAGCATCTGGTAACACAGCATTTACTACCAGGAGGCTCACCGTGCTTCCCATCAAAGTACAGGAGGAACTGTGCCCACGAACGCTGGAACAGTACTGGATGCAGACACAGCTCACCCAGGGATCCAATTATCAGGGGATCCCATTTGAGCAGCAATATGCAGAGCAAAAAGCGCTACGCATTGCAGAGGCGATCGAAACCGCCATCTGGCAGGGGAACGCCACTACGCTGGTAACAGGCATGAACACGCTCATGCAGGACGCCTCTGCGACTACCGTAAACGGAAACCCAGGCGCGATTACCACCGCCGTAGGTATCACCTCAGCAAACGTGAGCGGAATCATGATGAACCAGTACAGGCTGATCCCAGCTTCACTGATTCATCGCGACGATTTGATTTGTTATATGGGATGGGATAGCTTCCGAACTCTGGTGAATGCGCTCGTCGCAAATAACTGGTTCCACTACAAAATCGAGCAGGGTAACAATGGCGAAATTTACTACCCAGGAACAAACCTCCGAGTGGTAGCGGTCAACGGACTGAACGGAACTAACAGAATATACACTACGTACCAGGGCAATTTTTTCTTCGGAACAGATTTGCTAAGCGACGAAGAGCAGTTTAATCTCTGGTATTCCAAAGACAACGATCAGGTACGTTTTATGGCTGCTTGGAAAATGGGAGTGCAAATGGCATATCCAGACCAAGTTGTGCAGTTCCGATTGTCCACTACGTAACAAATTAAAAACAACGAAAAATGAGCTGTGCATTAACATTAGGATACACACTGGGATGCCGCGACGCAGTCGGAGGCATTAAGGAAATTCGAGTCGCGAGTTATAACCCAACAGGATCAATAGCAACAAACGGATCTGGAGTCGTAACAGCATTTACAGGATACGCATCTGGAACTGCAGGAAGCAACGCATTCTACCGATATGAGCTGACCAAAAACACCAGCATGCTGAGCGAAGCGTTAACTTCCAGCGTAGAAAACGGAACGATTTTTTATGACCAGCAGGCGACCTTTGTGATTAACAAGCTGCAGGTTCAAGTGAGGAACCAGCTGATGTTTATGGCGCGAAGCAGGGTGGTCGCAATCGTGACCGATTACAACAATAACCACTACATGATCGGAATTGAAAACGGAGCGGATATCAGCGCAGCAACAGCTGACACAGGGACCGCCTTCGGAGATCGCAGCGGTTACAGCACCACGATCCAGGGCCAGGAGCGATTTCCGATGTACGCCATAACTGGCAGCATTCTCGCGGGAATTACAGCATCTGGAGTGATGGCAGCTGCAACCAGCGGAGGCGGGCTGTAAATTAGCGTCAGGTTTTAAGGAAGGGCACCACAGCAGCCAACCCGCCGTTCGGGTTGGCTGTTGTATTTTTGGGGCATGAAGATCTGCATAGTTTACAACGTGCACCCGACAGGCTGCTCGTTATACAGGCTGGAGCTACCAAACGCCCACCTGGCCGAAAATTACCCAGAGTTTGATTTCGTATCAATAGGCGACCTGACCACCGTAGGACCAGCGGAACTGGCGACGGTGGATTTATTCGTCGTAAACCGATTCTGGCTGCATGGAAGCGCAGACCTGGTCCGCCAGGTTTACGAAGGCCTAACAGCCTTTGGAGCTAAGATTTTATACGACCTGGACGATTACTGGGTACTGGAAAGCGGGCACCCATTCTACCGCGATTACACGGAACGCAAAACAGCGGACGTAATCAGGGAGCACATCCGACTGGCCGATGTCGTAACATGCACCACAAAACACCTGGCTGACAAAATATACCAAATGAACAAAAACGTGGTGGTTTTACCGAATTGTCCATTTTTGAAATACAGCCAGTACACACCAGATCCCAGCATGGAGCGCGACACGGAAATCGTGAAATTTGGCTGGTTCGGAGCAGCGCAGCACCAGGAAGATATCGCTATCATGCAGAGCGGGCTGGACCTGCTCGGATCGGACCGAAGCCTGGACGGTAAATACAAACTTTACCTGGGAGGCTGGAGCCAAAACGAAATCTACATGGACTACGAACGCATGATGAGCTGGAACGGTAAAAATCCGAATTACGGACGGATTAACGGAGCCGACGTTTACAGCTACGTGACAGGATACAACTACATCAACGTGGCGCTGGCGCCGCTGCGAGATACCACCTTTAACAAACTAAAATCAGAGCTAAAAATCGTAGAGGCAGGATACATGAGGAAGCCGATAATTTGTAGCGATCTGATCCCATACAGCGACGTGATAAGGCACGGACAAAATGGATTTTTGGTACCACATAAAAAGCCCAGAAACTGGTACAAACACATCCGCGACCTCATGCATGATAAGGCCATGGTAGCGGAAATGGGAGCAGCGCTGGAGGCGGACGTAAAAAAGAATTTCAATATGGATCACGTCAATGCCATGCGAGCGGGAATTTATAGGAGCACTGGCAGAAAACCAACCCAATAAACCAAACCCATATGATAGACCAAATCACAGAGGCAAACCCAGAAACCGAATACCTGACCGCTGACGGATTCAACGAAGCGATCCTGGGCGTAGAGCAGGAAACAAATCGGATTATTTATTCAGTAGCAAAATGCCTGAAAATTCTTAGGCGACGCGACGGAATGACAGAACTCGAGGCACGCGAATATTTTTCGTGCAACGTAGAAGGAAGATCGGTAGGACCACAGACGCCAATCTGGTGCTACGACTATTTTACGTAAAAAACGCGCATTTGCTCATTTATAGGTATGCTGATTATTAACCAAAACGGAACCACCACGATAACAGTGACCTGGTACCAGAGGGCTGGAAGCGGAGATCGATACCAGCTGGTTATACAGCATTTGAGCACCAATACCACGTCGACCTTTACAATTCTAAAAAGCAGCAACCAATCCCAGTACAGAAACCGATTCGATCGGTTTATTATTAACGCGGGAAGCCTGCCCACAGGGCAGTTCAGATATACCGTTTATGATACCAATAGCACGTACCAAAACGCAGGCCAAATCGTAGAAACAGGAATCGGAATAGTACCACAGCAAGCAACCACAATAACAGCATACCAGCAAACGCAGACCTACGCCGTCTACAATGGCGCGGGAATTTTTGATCCAACATTCGATAATTCATTTAATTAAAGCCATGCCATCACAAAGCAGAACCACGCTGGACACAGATGCCAACGTAATCAAAAACGAAACGGCTGTCGGGGCCAATACAGCTACACGAGTGGGCACCATGCTGGAAAACCTGGCAGATAGCGCGCTGCTGCTGGCAGAGCGGCAGGTGGGATGCACCGCCGTGGCAGGTGGGAGCACGAGTGTAAGCTTGGGCACAACCAACGTAAAGGTAACCGTAACCACCGTAGCTCAGCTGGCTGTAAACTGCACAGTGGGAACCAACGCTACCATAACAACAGGTGCATCACCAGTGCAGGTTACAGGCATGATTCAGGCTGTCATCCATTTTTCAACCACGGCCAGCAGGCGAATCAGATTTTTCATAGCGCTCAACAACGTGGTAGAATCCATCAGCGTTGCAGAAACCACAACAGGCGGAACCCATCAGCACTCCGTTATTTGCCAATTTATGAATAACATTTTTGCAGGCACCGAAATAAGCATTTATGGCAACGCCCCAGCAGGCACCGTCGGCGTAACAATAAACAGCATAAACCTGACCTACCACACGGTATGAGCATAAAGCATTTTTTTACAAGCTGGCCTGGATTCGAGCACAAAGTGCCGATCATGAAGGAAAACCGCCAGGCGGACTTTATCAGCTACGGACTGGTTAACGAATACCCATACTACCTCCTGGACAATTACAGACGGAGCTCAAAACATAACGCCATCGTCAATGGCAAAGTGACCTACATCCTGGGAAACGGATGGCAGCCAGAGGCCGAAGCGACGGTGGAACAACAGGCCCAGTTTATCAGATTTTTTGATAGGATATGCGGAGCGGATGATCTGAACGACCTGACCGAAAAATTAACGCTCGACTTCGAGATTTTTAATGGATTTGCGCTGGAAGTTACATGGGCAAATAACGGAACGATAGGAGGGCTGGCTCATGTTCCGTTTGAGCAAATAAGAATGAACAAAGACGACGACCAGTTCCAGGTAGCAGAATGGTACACCAGTGAAATGGTCCAAAGATTCCCGACGCCAGGAGAAATCTGCAAATACCCAAAGTTTGATCCAAACAAACGCCTGGGAAAACAGCTCTATTATTATCGCGTTTATAGCGCAGGAGTGAAACACTACCCACTGCCAGAATACCTCGGAGGGCTGGCATGGATCGAAGCGGACGTGCAGGTAGCAAATTTTCATAACAATAATCTGCGAAATAATTTCTGGGGCGGATACCTAATTAATTTTAATAACGGAATACCAACGCCAGAGGAACAGGCCGATATAGAGCGGCAAATCAAGCGCAAATTTTCAGGCACGGATAACGCTGGAAGATTTGTGGTCAACTTTAACGACGAAGCATCCAAAGCGCCACAGCTGCTGCCACTGACGCCATCGGATATGGATAAGCAATTTGATATGCTAAACAAAGCGATCCAGCAGGAAATCTTCGTGAGCCATCGCGTAACCAATCCGCAATTATTCGGAATCAAAACTGAAGGCCAGCTGGGAGGGAGAAACGAGATAGTAGAATCCTTCGAAATATTTAAAAACACCTACATAAACGACAGGACCAAACGGATCGAGCGCCAGATAAACTACCTGGCATCATTTAACGAACTACCACAGATAAAGCTGATACCGACGGAACCGATAACGGAGCGCCTATCGGAGCAGGTCCTGGTTGGAATTATGACGCCAGATGAGCTGAGGGAAAAAGCAGGACTGCCACCGCTGGAACAGCCAGGCCCAGATGGCCAAACAGGAAGCGCAGCGCAGGAACCAACGCAGCAAATGGTCAGCAACGAAGCGATCCGAAAATTGTCAGGGAGGGAATACCAAAACCTGATGCGGATCGTGCGCCATTACATCCAAAAGAAAATCACAGCCGAAGTAGCACGGACCATGCTGGCGTCTGGATTTGGGCTCGACGCAGCCCAGATCGACACGCTCCTGGGCCTAAATAAAAAAACCTTCGTACAGGCCATTTTTAGCCACCAGGACGAAGCGAACCAGGACGAAGCAGAGGAATGGACGGATGAACACTATGACGCCTTAGAAACGCTCGTGTGGCGTTTTGGGAGCGACGCGGACGAATACGAGATCCTCGCCAGCAAACAGCTCCTATATTTTGCAGACGCGGAACCAGTGGCAGCACAGCTCGAATTCGCTAAAAAAATGGCATTCGCTCAATTAAGCGCAGAGGATAAAGACCTGGACCAGAAAATCATCGATTACCGAAAACAAAACAGGACCGCCAGCATCAAAGAGATGGCAAAAGAATTTGGAGTGACGATAAAAAAAATAATGACCAGGGTGGATTATTTGCTGGCAAATAAGCGATACCCACTGGCAGACGCAATAACCGAAATCACAGGCGAAGCGCGGGAGGAAAAGATCGCGGAGATCAGAATAGAAGAAGGGATTCCAAAAGCAGATGCGGAAAAAGTCGTAGCATTGGAAACCAGATACCGATACGCCTGGATTAAGCCATACAATAACGCCTTCTTAAAAACATCGCGGAGATTTTGTCAAATTATGCAGAACGCGAGCGACGCGGGCAAAGTTTACACCAGGGCCGAAATAGACAGCATAAGCACGATGATGAACTACAACGTGTGGACGCGGCGCGGAGGCTGGTGGAAAACGCCCAGCGGAGTAAACTCGCCATCGTGCAGGCACACCTGGGAGCAGGTCATCGTAAAACAAAAATTCGGAGCGCAGGAACCTGCGCAGTTTGAGAGCTACACGGACTATGGCGAAGCGATCCGAAATAACGCAAAAAGAGGAATCGAGCTCAACGAGAAAAACGGAAACAAATGCGCTCAGGCAGAAGGAAAAATAAGAGCCAGACAGCTCAGCCAGGGAAAACCGATCAGCCTATCGACCATAAAACGCATGCATAGCTACCTAAGCAGGGCAGAGGGATATTATGACGATGCAAACGAAAGTAGCGATTGCGGATACATAAGCTACCTGCTGTGGGGAGGCAAAGCGGCGCTGGGATGGAGCAGGAACAAACTTCGCGAGCTCGGAGAATTAGACGAAAACAAATAAGAAACAGCCATGAAAGCGCTATTTATTACGGAACAAAACCTCCTGGATTCGAGCGTCCTGAACGAAAACATAAGCTACGCCCAGATAAGGCCCACACTGGTCAAAGTTCAGGAGATGCGGATCCAGCCAGTCCTGGGCAGCACGCTATACAAACAGCTCATAACACAAATAACAGGAAACACAATCACCGCTGCAAATCAGGAGCTGCTCAATGACTACATCCAGCCAGCGCTGATCCAGTGGGTCTATTACGAACTACCAACGATCCTGGCTTTTAGATTCATGAACAAAGGAATGGTACGAAGGACCAGCGACGAATCGAGCTCCATGAGCATGGACGAAATAGCCAGGCTGACAGAGAAAATGAAGAACGATGCGGAATGGTACAGTGAACGAATAACGCGGTTTTTAATTGAGCACAGGGATGACTACCCAGCGTTTAACCTTCCAGATCCAGCTCTGGATACCATCTACCCAAATCCGACGAATTACAACACAGGGATGGTACTGGACACCAGGACCAGGATGGGAGGAATAGGCTTAGATTTGCCGCCAGGATTCCCAGACGAATACTACGGATATTACGCAAATTTTAGCAGATGAAAATACAACGCGGAGCAAACGCTAAAAACATCGAGAAACTAAAAAATTATGTCCTGGATAAAAATAAAGAACGCGCTCCTACAAATAGCCCAGACGCATCCACAGATAAATTCATTTGGATGCGGAGATGCGCTCGCGATAGGAACGGATAACACAATAAACATTAATACGCCAAGCCAAAGCAGGATTTTATATCCCCTGCTTTTTGTAGACGTCAGTAATTTTACAGCAAGCAGAGGAATATTAAACCTGACCGTGCAGGCTTACATTATGGACCGAGTGGAAAACACCCAGACCATGAACGCCATTGTTACAGGAACGCCGATGGCAGGCTGGCAAAACACAGAGGACCAGGTCCTGTCCGATATGCTCCTGGTAGCTTCCGATATTATGGCAAAGCTCACGGATGATCCTGGCGTCACCTACACGCTGCAAGCAGGAACAGCGGGCCAGAGATTCGTGGAAACACGCGACGATATCGTAGCGGGCTGGTCGATGACTTTAACCTTTAACATGCCATACGGAATGGATACCTGCAGCATACCAGCACGGTAAAAAACCACAAAAACCTCATTTATTAATATGGGAATTTTCAAAAGAAAATCGAAACAAACGGAACCACCAAAACAAAAACCACCAATCATGAACCAGATTATAATCGCATTTTTGCGCCATATTTTAACATTC